AGGTCTCTGTTTACTTTAACTACATCACTTTTAATTACGTTAACTGTATTTGAGCAAATATTTTGTAATTCTTTTACAAGTTTACCAGCATCAATATGATATGCTAGAGTTTCAAAAGCATTAAAGACGTCAACTTTATTTGCCATTGTAGTAGAATAACTTGGTAAGCTATGTTCTCTAAAATCCAAGTCTTGTTTCTGTGCCCATATATCATATTGTGTACATTTCAAATCAAAGTATGACCTATTTACAAAGAAAGGATGATAAATTTTTCTGCCTGGTTCGACCCAATTAGGAAAGTCAATACCTGCCTTATATGTACCATCTACGTTCTGAAACCATTGTGGCAAATTTACACCACATTGCCTTAAAAAATATGGAAATGTAAGCACAGTTGCTTCACCAACTCCAATTGGATTACCTACTTCTTTATCAATTACTGTGAGAGGAATATCCCAGAAATTATTTTGTATATAGGTCGCGGCAAGCCAAGCCGCCGAACCTCCACCTACTATTGTTATATTTTTAAGTCTTTTCATTTTCTAAGTATCCTATCAAATCAAAAACAGTTTGTAATTTTGTTTGGTTGGTTTTATTTTGTAAAGTGTTTCTCAAGCCCATGTGTAACGGTTTTGGCCATTTACCAAAACTTACCCATGCATAGCCATCGTGTTCGTTATTAAGGTTTGGTAAAAATTCTTCTTTTACAACACACAGATATGTATGAAAATGAAACTTAGAATCTACACTAACAAAAGTTTCTAGCGGAATTGTTTTTATAATACTTGGTAAAGTCCCAATTTCTTCTTTAATTTCACGTTCTAGTGCAGGCCAAGGCGATTCATTTTTGCCGTTTGTACCACCTACAAGTCCCCATACATTTCTTTGTTTGCTCTGCGTCCTATGTAATAATAAAAATCTTTTTGTTTTAAGACAATAGAAGAGAGCTCCACTACATATGATTTCTTCACTCATACAAATAATTATCTTAAAATACTAGACGCCAAGTGCCTTTTTGGTACTCACCTTCGAACGATAAAATCCATTCTGTACCAGTCCATCTATATTGAACACCTGTGTTTAAATTGGTTAGATACTTGGTTGTTGTTCCTTCATCAGCACTTGCATCGAAAACTATATGCCATTTCGTACCATCCCACTCTACAACATCATTTTCACCACCAACAAAATCTGATCCGTCTGTATTCTTCCAAGCATCTGGTCCATCATAAGGGTCTTTTGAACTACCATCTGTTGGGTCTTGACCATATGTCATTAACCCGCCAACATTTGCACTAGTATTAATTGGACCTAGTAAAAGTAATCTTAATCCGTTTGTCTTAGATCCAGCAGGGTTAAATTTTAATGGATCCACTATAAAATCAACCGATCCTGTATTATTACGTCCACTTGGTGAAGGCAAGTCTGTATTAGTTGGAATAGTATCAGCATCATATGTTAAGATAAGTTTCGTTCTATCTAATTCGTTTATAGCCACACTTGCATTTACACTTATACCGACACTCTCGCCCTCAAGTAATTTACGTTTAAGTTGTATTTGTGATATACCTGTTCTAAAAGTTCCTGGAAGAGCTTCTGTAATTACGTCCCATTGAATACTTCCCACAATACCTCGATCAACAATCTGTGCTATATTATTCATGACCAGTATGTCATAATCCTTGTAGGTAGACATACTTAAATGTACTCCGGATCTTTCTGATCTGTTTAAAATTTTATCCATTTTAGGATGCATACTTTCCGAGTCATCGTAGGCTTGTAGTTCAGGAGTAGTATTTCCTAGATCAACAGTTCCTTTTGATTCATCAAAAATGCTCATAACAACATTTGTTATAACTCCTAGTTTCTTTACCTTTGCTGGCAAATTTAAATATATAGGAGTAGTAAAGCCCATTTGTGCAACATCAATTTCAGATTCTGTTCCTATAGGTATAGTTCTACTAGAAAAACTTAAACTTGTTAGTTCAACTACAGATAAACTGCTCCAATCTACATAATTGTCTGTGGTTTGTATTTCTAAACTAGGATTAAACAACATTAAAATTTGTTCCATAATTTGTAATTTTTGTTCTGTGTTTGTACTCCAAATATCTACGTTTACATTCAATGTGTAAGGAGTAGGCATAATCCTTTCTACTGTATAATTTTTTCCTTGTGTGTTTAAATACTCTTTGTTGTTATCATCATATGCACGTTCTCGTAAATGTATTTTGTGTACGTATGAAGAATCAGCAGTCCTTGATCTATCTTGTTCAAGTCCTGTAACGTAAACGGCCATTCTTGGTGCAGATGGTATTTTGTTCTCAGAATTGTCTCTTAATATATGTCCTACTTGCCGTGTAATATCTCCATACATAACAGGAATCTGTGTCAATTTTCCTTCTCCGTCTTTGTAAGAAAAATTACTGAACAATCTAATTAATTGGGTTATATACCTACGTATTTGTCCATCATAAAAATGTTGCATTAATTATCTGCCTTTGGTTTAAGTGCTTGTGATAAACTTTGTCTTTCTTCAACGGTGTTACCTGCAATTTTACTAGATTTAGTATTATTGATAAATCCTGTTTTAAATGTGTCTCGTGTATCTTTATTTGTTAGTGTCATGCGTACATTATCTTCCATTTTAATCCACCTCGTTCCGTCATATCTAAATAATCTATTTGGTAATAGGTCAGTGCGTAAAAAATAATCACCTTTTGCTTGTGATATTGGAAAGCTAATGCCACTTCCAAATGCTTCACCATTAGGTGCTATTCCATCACCGATAAGATATCCATCATATCCGGTTCTATCTGGCGTTTGGTTAACTCGATCTGCCAGTTCATTTTGTGTACTTGCATCTAATGAAGTTACATCTGTTGTAACAAGCTCTGTTTGACCTCTTTCGTCTACCTGTAAGGTATAAAGATTTGTTGTATCGTAACCTGATTTATCTGCATCTGCTTCAGCTTGTTTGATAACAGCATTGTTAACTTGCATCTCTGTTTCGTATGTTGATAATACATCTCTAAGTGTTTGTGTAGATCCTTCTTCGGAAGGCAAGTCAAGTATATCTTTAAATTCTTGGGAATCCACAATCTGTTTCATTTTTACTCTGTATAGGTGTGGATACCAACTTTGTGAAAATCCTTCACTTGCACGGTTTACATCTTCAACAACATAAAATCTTTTCAGTGCAACATTGAAATCATTTAAAGCATATTCGTCTTTTAGGTGTGGAATTTCTATAACATCTCCTGACATGATTTTACGTCCTAAAGTTTTTACACTATAATTGATAGGAATAGTCATAAAAATTATGTCATTTTGTAAAAATAATCCAAATTGACTCATATCAAAATCAACATCTGATACACTGTAGATACCACGCATTACGTAAATGTCAGGATCATATTTTCTGTCTCTATTTTCAAGAAACAGCATGTCTTGTATATTTGTTTCTTTTACTGCATCATATCTTGGCTTATCAGATGTAGCATCTTCTTCTGAAGGATTTTTAGGTCCAAGATACTTGTGTACAAAAACATCTGTACCACCTACTGTAAACATTTCGGTGATGGTTTTGTCTAGAAATTCGTAATCTTTTCCCTTTTCAGGTTTATATAAGCTCAGTCTTGGCATAACGTAAGTATTTATCCGTGCATAAATACTGTAGCGGAGAACGTATATGGCAACTAATATTAAAACAAAAAAGCAAGAAGTATTCAAGTACGTAGAGCTTAATTTAGGCGGCGGAATGATAGATGTGGAGCTAGATCCTGACCATTATGAAACTGCACTAGAAACAGCACTATCAAAATTTAGACAAAGATCAGATAATTCAGTTGAGGAATCATATATGTTCCTTCCAACAGTAATAGACCAAAACGATTATACGTTACCATCTGAAGTAGTAGAAGTAAGGAAATTATTTAGAAGAAGCATAGGCAGTAGAACAGGTGGAGGCGATGGTGGTACACTATTTGAACCATTTAATCTTGCTTACACAAATACATA